TACCCGAGGAGGTCAGCATCTACGCCACTCGCGGAGTGCGTGTCATACAGAGACGAGGATTCTAGTGTTCGCTTGGCTCGCAACGATATTGGCGTTCCTGTTCGGCGCACCGTGGCTCATCGTCTGTGCCGGATACTGGTTGACGAACCTGAAGAAAGCACGAAGGTACGCAATAACTTTGAAGCGTAACGAGGGAGCTTTCATAGGACTTTGCGTTAAAAGACGTTGGGACCATTGGACTTTCGAGGATGTGAGAGTTCAGCCCACCAACCCTGGCGGTGCCGTGATACAGGCAGCGCCAGGTTCATTGCACGTGCCGTATCGAAACATCTTGTACTACCAAGAGATAGTGGAGACTGCGAATGTTGTTGAGTAGCGGCGTATTCCGCACGCTTGCACCGCAGGCGCTCGCGGAGACCTCGCCACAATTAACCGAGGCATACTTTGCGCCTCGTACCGGAATTGCGTTGCAGCATCAAGTTGCAACCTACGGGCTGATGTACCGCCGTCAGCCACACCTGTTCACGGCCATCGACAAGGTGGCCAACCTGATGGCGAAACTCAGTGTGGGAGTTTACGATACAGCACCAGACAGCGGAGACGTGCTGGACCGCAAAGGACCGTACGCCAAGCTGATGCGTAACCCGTGCGAGATACTCCCGAGATTCAAGTTCTACCACTGGCTTTCGACCACGTACGAAATCTACGGCGAGGCATACCTCGTCAAGAACCGCAACCCGAGCAACAACCAGATAATCGGTTTCGTACCAATGCATCCCGTCAACACCTACATAAAGCGCAGCGACGACGGGACACTGATCTACGGGTTCACCGGCAGCCCCGACATGTGGTTCCCCGCATCGGAAATCGTGCCGTTCCGGCGCTACAACCCCGACAACACCATGCGCGGACTATCCCGCATGGAACCGTTGAGAGCCACACTAGAGAACGAAGATTCACTACGGCGGGCCGCAAAGGGCTTGGCAGACAACATGCTTCGACCGTCCTACGTGCTCTCGACGCCAAAGGTGTTGGGGGACGCCGGATTCAAACGGTTAGAGGCAGCCGTGCAATCCGTTGGCGGTGTCGATGGGGCAGGTGGCGTAATGCTGCTAGAGGACGACGTGACCGCCACGCGAATGCAACTCGACGCCGAGGAGATGCAGTACATCGAGACCCGAAAACTGCACCGCTCAGAGTGTTTCGAGGTCTACGACCTGAATCCCGCTGCGGCACAGATCAATGACAACACCACGGCGACCAGTTTCGAGCCGATGACGAAGGATGTCTACAAGTCCAGCATCGACCACCGGCTACGTGACTTCGAGTCCACCATAGACTTCTACGTCGGCTCAGAGTTCAACGGCCCCAAGGAGTTTCGGTTCGAGGTCAACAACCAGCTACGTGCTGACATCGAGGTGCTGGCACCCGCCATCGTGCAACTAGTCCAGTCGTTCGTACTCAAACCCTCCGAAGGTCGTACGTGGCTTGGTCTTTCGGACGCTGGCAAGGACGCCGATCAACTGTTCGGCAACCAGGCGATGAAACCCCTTGAGCTAGTGCTGAATCCGCCGGAGCCACCGCCACCCGTGGGTGGGCCGCTGGCACTCCCGAGCGCACACCCAAGCAACAACAGCAACCCGAATCCACAGGGAGACTTGCCGAAAAAGGTTCCGGCACTTACGGACAAGGGCAAGATGTACCAGAATATGATCTTCTCGGGCCTTGGACGCGGCAAGGCGTGGGATGAGGTAGCGCACAAACTGATGGACCGCAATCCCAGTGATAGGCAAGACATTCAGATTGCTTGCCTGCATATTCTAATGGAGGCGAAGTAATGGAAATCATCACGAAGGCAGTCAATGCCACCATCGAGGACACGTCTGCCACCGCAGACGAATTCCCCGGCACGTTCCTGGTCGAACTGTCCAACGAGTCACTCGACCGTGACGGCGACACACTGAAGGCCGACGAGTGGGAAACCCCTCTGCCGCAACAGATTACGTTCGTCAACGACCACACTCACAAGATGGCCAACGTAGTCGGTTCTGCCACACCAGAACTCGTCGGCGGCAAGATCATGTGCAAGGGCGAATGGGCGGCGACGGCCAACGCGCAGGACACTCGCAAGGTCATCAAGCACGTACCGTACGTTTCGGTGGCCTATCGCGAGAAGCATGATCGCAAGGCGGGCACCGTATCTCGGGAGCTAGTCAACGGTTCGTTCGTTGTGGTACCGTCCAACGTCAGAGCAGGCGTGCTGGCATCCAAGTCGGTTGACGAGTTGGACGACGACACGCTACTCAGCGAGTTGACCGTCAAGCAGTTCACGGAATTGCTTGGTAAACAAGAACTTTCGCAGACACCGGAAGGGGCACCACCGAAAGGTGCTGACCCCCAAGCTGATCAGGCGAAGGATGAAGCAGCCGCACTTGCAAAGGCTAAGGCCGCTGCGTTCCAAATCACCAGTCAATCAGGGCAATACACAGAAACGGAGTTGGAAGATGCCTAACGTACTGGAACTCAAGCAGCGGGCGGTGGAGCTCAAGAACACCGTCGCTGAGAAGTTGAAAGACGTTGACAGCGGCAAGATCACGGTAGCGGACTTCTCCACCTACATGGAGAAGGCGCAGACCGAGGACAAGGAAATCGGCGACGGGATCAAGGCGTACGGCAATGCGCTGAAGATCCAACAGGGCGGCGACGACGGCGGGCACGATCAAGGTGCCCCACCCGAGCAGCGGACACAATCGCTGAAAGTCAAGCGGGCACAGGAGAACTGGGCACGCTACAAGAGCCTGCAAACGATGGCGGCAGAGAATGCCCGCAACATCGTCTCGGGCGGGACCGGAAAGAACCAGGGGCAGTTCAGCTTTGACATTGCCCTGAAGCGGGTCAACGATCCGTGGGAAGTCAAGCTACCGGAGGACACCGAGTGGCACGAAAAGGCGCAGGGCGTTGCGGGCTTGCAGGGTGTAACTGCAAGCGGCACAACGGTTCCCCCGACCGGCAACGTGGCACCAGGCGCTTTCTTCCTCGCAGGCGGTGGCGCGGCTACTCTGGTCGAGCCGGAATTCGAGCCGGGTATCGCGGAACTTCGGTTCTACCCCAACGTGATTGAGTCGCTGTTCCCCAGCCTCCCAGTCAACGCCGGGATCGTCTCGTACGTGAAGCAAACCGGCATGACGAACAACGCGGCAGCCACGCCTGAAGGCGCGACCAAGCCGACGAGTTCCGTTGCGGTGGCACGCTTTACGGATACCATCGGGAAAATCACGAACCTGGAACGAGTCACCGACGAAACTATTGAAGATGCGCCACAGTTTTGGGCACTAGTCCAACAGGACGGCGTGCTCGGTGTGTCTCGCAAGTTCGAGGTCGAATTGCTCGCTGGCACAGGGATGCCCGGTATCAACGGGCTGCTCAACCGCAACGCTCCCGCTGGTGGTCTGGCTTACCCGTCAGGGTTCCTGGCACCGACAGTCGTTACCCCCGTGACGAACATCGTCATCGGTGGCGGCGTCGGAGCAGGCGCAAGCTCGGCTACGGTAGCGAGCATCACGCCGGGTCGAAAGTACGTTCTCCCAACGGATTACACCAAGGGCACGGCGGCTGCTGAAGCGCTGTTGCAGGCGGTCACCGACATTCGGGTGACGTACTTCTTCGAGCCAGATGCCATGCTGCTCAATCCTTCGGATTGGATGACAATCCGTCTTGCGAAGGACGGAAATGGCCAGTATCTGGGTGGTTCATTCTTCGGAACGAACTACGGTGTTGCGGCGGCTGGTCAGAGCGTCGGCATCGAGGACGGGCTCACGCTGTGGAACAAGCGGGTCGTGTCGACTCCTGTTCAGCCGCTTGGGCTTCCAATCGTTGGTGACTTCCGAGACGGCGGAAAGATCCTCCGTCGTGGAGGTATGCGAGTCGACGTTACCAACATGAACGGGTTCGATTTCGAGCAGAACCTCTGGACCATGCGTGCAGAGATTCGGGCTGGCCTACAGGTCAAGCGTCCCGAGTTGTTCGAGATCGTCCAGTTCGCGTAAAGCGTTACAGGCCAACGCTTTACGAGGTAGGGAAGGCTGCTGTGGCGTGGGGTTGATTTGGTCGTCTCCCCCACGCCACGGCACCCTACCGACTGTCACACTTGTTACAGTTCCATTGGAGGACAACGGATATGCCAGGAACCTGGCCATACGAAGACGACGAGACAGACCTCGGAATCACTCACGAACAAGGGGAAGATACTGCGGTGGACTACGTTTCGACGTTCCCCGGCATCGACGGCGGTACCGGGGAACCACAGGTCGTAGTGGTCAGAAAGCCACGCCCGTGACCGGACCCGGTAGTTTCTCCTATGTCCATACCCTTTGCGGCACAGAGACTTTGGCGGGCGACGAGATACTCGACGAAATCGCCAGCGGCTCGGCATGGTGCAGCGGTTGCGGAACATCAAGGGCCATAGGCGAATTGCGCTGGACGGCAGACGGGACACAGGTACGATGACCAACGACGATCTTTTGAACGCAACGGATTACGCGCAGTTCAAGGCGAAAGACGAGGCATGGTTCCTCGGTGCAGCCGGTAGGACGATACGCGACTACTGCAAGTGGCACATCGCGCCAATCAAGTCAGACCTCAACGTACGAGCCAAGATTGGCAACAAGGGCATCATCATGCTGCCGACGATGAACCTCGTTTCCGTTGAGGCAGTGAGGCTCAACGGCGCAACGCTGACCAGCGAAGTGTGGGAAGCAGATCCGGCAGGGTTCCTCGTCTATCACGGATACGCAGGACGGCGAGCCTACGGATACGCTGTCTCCGTTGACATTACGCACGGATTCGAGGAACTACCTCAGTCGGTTGCAGAGGTCGGCTACGAGTTGACCGGGCGCACGGTCGAGCACCCAAGTGGCGTCGTCAAGCACATGACACGCGGACCTACTGACATCGACTTTCTGGAATTCGGCTCAGTGCTCTCCGACGACCAGAAAATTCGTCTTGGGCCGTATCGGATCATTGGAGTCTGAAAGTGGCTGTGTGGGACGCTGAGGTGGTCGTAATGCACCGTGTGTTCGTGCTCGGTACCAATACCGGCAGGCACGGCAGCGCACAGGAGGGCACGCTCTCAGATCCCATCGAGCGCAGAGCATTCCAGATTTACGCGAAGCGCTGGGGCACGCCCCGCACTGACATCACGACGACCGAGATTGAAGTTGGTACGACGACCGACATGCTGCTGGACGTGCCAGATGCTACCGTATACAAGAAACGGGATACCGTCGAAATCAGCGGCGTCTCATACGAAGTGCAGGGCAGGCCAGAGAATTGGGCGGATGACCAGATGATGTCAAGCTACGACGACATGTTCGGTGGAACGCTACTCATCAGGAGGGTCGACTAATGCCAGACATGTTCTCCGCCAACGGAAACCGACTTCAGGTGGATACCTCTGGCAGCTATGATCCCGGTATCACCGAAGAAATCGACAAGCAGATACGGCACTTACTGCCGGTCCTGCTATACATGGGCCAGAAAGCCACTGACCTCAAAAACGCCACTGGCTCAAGCAATTTCGAGGTCATCACCCAGAACAGACCCGACACGCAGCGACCCCGGTACTACGTCGCCCCCAAGAATCGCAAGGGCATCCACGAAGAACTGTCGCAGGCCGTGCTACTCAAAGCAGCGTTGGGGATGGCGGGCAAATGACGAATTACGTTGTGCCGCCAGTAGATAGTCCAGACATCGAGGATCTGGGCATCTACTACTACACGCCGATTCTGACTCCTACCGTAGTCGATACGCGGCTACCGTCGCCGGGAACGAACGAAGACACCATCCACGGATTCATGACCATAGAGTCTGGCGACGTGTCGAGAGTTGGCCTGGCGCAATGGGATTGCAGCTTTCTACTTCACGCTTACTCGCCGGTCGAGGCAGAGGCGTCGGACATCAGCCGAAAGGCAATGGCTTACGGAACATCCGTACAAGGATTGACCGTAATGGGTTGGTACATAGTGGGATTGGTGACGGCCATAGGTGGCCGCAAGCTGCCCAATCCCGATGTGCCCGGACTTGCACGTTATCGCTCAGCGTTGACGTGGAGGGTAGCAGCAAAACCAATCTAACTGAACAACAACTGAATACGACAACTGAATACACAATCAAATATCGAAACACTATGAAAGGCAACGGAAATGACTGCTCCTGCACCAGTAACCGCTGACAATGTCCTCGAACTACTGGCACCTTCACCACGTACGTCGGGCTCAATCCTGTGGGCTCCCATCGGAACTGCGCTCCCGACAACCACCTACGCAGACCTCGACGGCACTCCGACTACCGGGTTCGCGGACCTCGGATTCGCCGACGACAACGGGCTCAAGCAGCGTGAAACTCGTTCCACGACAGACGTGTTCGTCTGGGGTGGCGACCTCGCTGGCACCTTGCAGACCCAGTACGACCGCACGATGACGTTCCGGCTCATGCAGTTCCGCAACGTCGAAGTGCTCAAGGCATCGTTCGGACTCTCGAATGTGTCTGTCGTAGCGGCGACTTCGACGCACGGCAAGGAAATCGCCGTCAAGTTCAACCCGAAGTTGCTCGACACTCGGTCGTGGGTGTTCGACGGGTTCTACGCGGATACCCTTGTCCGCATTGTCATTCCGATCGGTCGCGTCGTGACCGTCGCGGAAATCGACATGACCCACAAAACCTACATGACCATCGAATGCACGCTCAAGGCGTACCCCGACAGCAACAAGAACCACGGGTACCTCTACCTCAACGACGGGGTGACCACCTAACCATGGCTACAGCAGCGGTGAAAAAGGTTGGCGCACGGGCGAATTCACCCAAGCAGCGACCAGCCGCCAAAGAGGTCAACGTGTTCGAGGCTCTGCCCAAACCCGACGACTTGGCAAAAGGCCCGTACCCCAAGGGAGTTCGAGTTTTCTCGTACCAACCCAAGGACGGTTCCGAACCAATCCTGTTGGCCATGAACGGGTATGAGCAACCCGACAAGGTGTGGCACTTCGACGTGGCACAACTGCCGATCCTGTCTCAGACCTGGAAGTGGATGGACCGAGCCAACATTCCGAAGGACATTCAGCGTCAGGCCCAAAGCCTGCCTGACGCAGAGTATTTCGAGATGTTCAACAAGTGGTTCGAGGCCATGAAGGTACTACACGGTGGTCCGAAAGGTGCTGTTACAGCGGGGAAATGATCACGCTCGCAGCGGCCATCAAAGATTATTGGCACGCTGTCGAGCGTGACCTCCTCGCACTCGGGTATCACGCTGACGACATAGGGACGAAAATCAGTACGGCAGAACTGATTTCGATTGTTCTAGCAGCGCCACCCGGCACTAGTTGCCACCACTTCGATCCCAACGCTTGGTCTAGGACCGATGAGTTGATCGCGAATCTTGGTGAGCAGCAAGCCGGTTTGGTGAACTTGAACGCGAGATACGCTCGGCCACAGGTAGATTCGACTCCTATCAAGCCGTACAGCGAGATGGACAGCATGGCACCCTGGGATGGCATCATGCTAGAGGCTGCGCCCGTGGACGAGTTCACGGTCAGACTCAAGGAACGACAACGCTTGGTACGCGAAGGGTTTGAAGGATGACGACACCTGGCGGTCACGGCTCCAACGACATAAACCTTGCGGCAATGTGGATTCCGGTCATGCCGGAAACGTCGCACATGGGCGACGAGATGGAGAAGAGCGGCAAGGAATCCAAACGCCGCTGGGAGCAAGGGTTCAATTCTGGTACGGCACCAGAGGCCATGGGCTCGTCGTTCGGGTCGAAGCTGACGGCGTCAATTGGTAAGGAACTCAAGGGGTTTGAGCTTCCGCTCGGGATGACGAGTGCGTTCGACAGGTTCGGTCAAAACGTCGACGCCAACGTCATTCAGAAGCTACGTGGTGAGGCATCGCAAGCACTGGGCGCATACCGTAGTGAATACGACAAGCTGACCGAAGCAACGGGGCGCGCTGGTGAGGCATCGAACCGATCAGCGGACGTAGAGGGGCGACTCTCGACCATTCACGAGGCCAGCGCCCAGAAGTTGCGGGAACTCATTGCGGCACAAGGGGATGCGCAGCTTTCCGAGCGGCAACTAGCGTCGTTACGTCAGCAGAGTTACGCACCAGCACAGGTCATGATTCCGCTGCTACGTGAGCAGACGGAGGCGACGAAGCAAAACGCAAGCGCCCAAGAAAATTTGAAGACGGCGCACGCGAATACTGGTGCTGCACTTGAGGATTACAACGGTAAGATAACCAGGCTCAGTAGCGTCACGAAGGAAGCCGGGAGCGCCAGCAGCTTGATGGCCGGGGTGATGGGCGGGATCGCCGTCGCTGCGGCACAACAACTTACAGGTGCCATCGACTCCGTTGTCGAGCACATCATCGGTGGTGCCGTCGAGGCATTCAAGATGGGCATCGAGGGCGCAAAAGAGTTCGCCGACAAGATGATTGAGCTTGGCGAATCGTACGAGCACATCGGCATTCAGATCACCGAATTCTCCAGTCTATCGGGGGAGGCATTCAAGAACACCGAAGAGGCTGCACAGCAAGTCTTTTCACACCTAGACGTAGCCGGTAAGAATACCGGCCAAACCATGGCGCAACTAGCGACCATGCTCGACGTACCAGGCGAAAGCATCAAAGGGCTTGTTACGCATGTCGAGGAATTGCAAGGTCGGTTCACTGGTCTAAAGACCACCGACCTTGCGTCTATTTTTGTTGCCTTCAAAACCCCTGCGAAGGAAGCAGATTCGGCTCTAGCGTCACTGTTGCAGAATGCACGCAACTCGGGTCAAGACTTGGGGCAACTCACG